ACTAATAAGGAACTTCTCGAACCAATTCAGGCTGTATCGGGGCGGAGGCACCTCAGCCCTATATTCTGGGAGCCAGACATACTTCAGCATCTGCCAGCAGATAGCCAGAGACATCACCCTGTCGTCGTGAGGGGAGCCGTTCATCCGGCCATTAGCCTGACGGACGAAGGTAATCATCTCTTGAATGGTGTGCTCGTCACCCAGCCCGATGTCGCCGTCACGGACGGCGGCAGCCAGTTCGTCGATAGCCAGAGGCTTCGTGGCAGTCGTGGTACGCCAACCCAGAATCTCGGTGGCCTCAGGGTTGCGCTGCTGTAGGCGACGCGTACGGTAGATGTTCTTATAGCCGTACCGCTGGATGGCCTTCAGCGTGGTCAGACCGTGGTTGTTGTTCTCCACGCCGAGCAGAGCGCCGTTGTACCAGTAGCCAATCTCCGCCAGCAAGTCACCATACAAGTCCGGTTCGATGTGGCCGTGCCAATGGGCGACGACGCTCCAGTCTCGTGCGTCTATAACGTGAGCCGACGAGTAGTCGCCGTGAGCCAAGCCTTCCGCAACGTCGGCTCCGACGACGTAAACTCCCTCGTGGTCAGGCTCAGCCCAAACACGAAACTCCCCATCCGGTGTGTCCCTAAACTCAATGTTCTTTCGGGAGAGGACATGTACATAGCCCCTCCTTGGTTCCTCAATTTCCAGTTCGCGCAAAGCGTCCACATCAAAAACAGGATTACCCGACTTGATGAACGCTTCTTCAGGATTCCGAGGATACTCCTGGTGCAACTGCCAATCAGGCATCGAACGCTGTTTCGCTTCATACCAATCCTCATCACGGTCACCAGCCGACCACGGCCAGAAGATACCTTTAAAATGGTTTGTCCCTGTCTGAGAACCCACCCACAAATGGTGAAAGAAGTTACCTGAACCGTTGGCCGTAGATAGACAGATAACCCGACCACCCACGTCAGCAATAGGTTCGATAGAAGCCCATGCTTCTTCGCTGTTCGGCAAGAACGCCATCTCGTCCACAATCACCAGATAGACGGATTCACCTCGGGCTGGGTCGTTGCCTGACGGCAGCGACTCCAGCGCCGACTCATTCGAGAACGTCATCTTCAACTGGTTATCCGAAGTCAACTGCGGGCCACGCTGCTTCATCCATTGCGGAAGAAACTTGTAGCCATACTTCGACTTCTGCAACAACTTCGCAGCCTCACGCTCAGTACGAGACAGCATGACAATAAACCTGTCAGGCCAGAAGAACGCCAGCCAGAAAGCATAGGCGGCACCCAGGGTGGAGAACCCAATCTGTCGTGCCTTAAGCACGACGCTGTAACGGTTCGACATCCAGGCACGAATAGTTTCGGTCTGCGCTTCACGTAGTTCGAACATGATGCGTCCACGTTCTGGGTGTTTGATAGCCCAATAGTTTTCGCAGAAGTAGGCGAAGGCGTCGACGAGGGCGTCAATGTCGGCGTCTGCGGGGCCACGGCATTTACGCCATTCCCGCTCGTTCAGCAGTTCGTTTAGTTCCATGTTTATCGTTTGATGGAGTAGTTGACTTTCCTACGGAACCCTGGCCCTTGGACTGGGCGCATCCGAATGATTCTGTCCATGTACTCGCCTGCGTTCTTCCACAACGCTACGTCTAGCGAACCCGAGCCAGCCGATGGGCTGGCAGAACGGAATAGTGTTGCGAATGATACAATCTCGTGTCCACCTGTACCAGCACCAGACGCCGCTCTCAGATGGCTGGTGGCACCATACGAATCCGACGTACCCACACCACTAGACGTGGACACACGGGGCACTGTGCGCAATCCGATGGCAGTATCGCCAGCGGTTGCGCCACCAGCACCAGTCGCAGTCTTAGGAACAATACGCAACCCAACAGCAACCTCGCCGCCTTCTCCTGCGGCAATACCACTAGAGAACGTGGTGCGCACATAGACAGTAGAGGAGAAACTAAGTCCAGAGCCTGTGGCTTGTGCGGCGACATTACCATCGTAGGTGCGGTTCGCCGCATCATACGTGATAGTGGATTCGTCGTACTGGTTCGGCGGGTCAAACGTGTACCAGGATGCACCCGTAGAAGAACCCGTACCCGCACCTGTGGCGGTACGTAAAATAGCCCCCTCGTATGTGTACGAGAGGTTGTCGTAACTATCTACGGAATCGTAGACGACCGCCATCTAAATTGTATTACAGTCCGAAAGCCGCAGATACTTCGTCAGCAGTCAACCCAAGTGCTTCCAACTTGGCGATAGCCGACGCCCTGGCAGCGGCGGCCTGCGCTTCAGCGGCTTCACGGGCGATGCGTTCAGCCTCGAACGCCACCAGGTCGGCTTCTCGTTGGGCGACTTCTTCGGGGGTTGCATCTCGTGTTTCGGTGCGTCCATCGGGGTAGACGGTGGTGATTGTGAATGACATTGTTATTTCTCCTTTATTGGTTGAAGCCAAAGACTGTAAGCAAACCCGTTCCAGTTAGACCATCAAACCACACAGACATTGAGTCGTACGACGTTGATAGCGAATGCGTACCGCAATGCTCATAAATGCTAGCCCCACTCAAATCTGCTACACCAATAGCCCGACCAGCAGTAGGTTGAGCGAGATATGGGCCAAAAAGGTAAACAGTCATTCCACATCTTTGAGCATTATACGAAGCAGATTCAGCGATAAAGGTGTTAGTAGTACCCCTCGCAGAAGAAACGCTTGTGCCATTCGCAGTTATGCTTTGTGTTGTGTAATTGGTCGTAATGTCACTACCGCCACTACGCAAACGAACTGCCATAAAAGCAGACCCGCTTGTTGTCCCTCTCAAAGAAACCATGTAATTGTCATAGTTGCTTGTGAACACGCCATTCATCGCTATAGATGGAACACCGCTGAATGCTACGGAACCATCAGCATTTATGCTTCCAGAGCCGCTGCTGTAGGCAATAGAGGAGGGTGTCATCACCACAAGACCGTTCGTCATTATTTCCTCATTCCATACACGGCGATACGGCCCGTTTGTCCTTCATACAATGCTGTATAGAACGTGAAACCGTCGTATGAATTTGTCAAACTGTGTGTCCATACGCCATCTTGAATTCCCGCATTGCTCTGTCCGTGAACTGTGATAGACCTAAACGCTGTGGCTTGTGCCAGATATGGCCCGTACATATGACCGACAAACCCATTTTTATCGCCAGTCCATGATTGAGATACAATGCCAGCATTATCAGCAGTACGAGCGGCAGACAAAGTTGTCGCGTCGGCAATAAGTCTCTGCCAAGTGTAACCTGTAGTCGTTTCGGTTCCTCCTTGACGGAGGCGAATGTAGTTTGTTCTATCGCTACCAGATTTATTGTATCGACAAACTATCATGTAGTTTTCGTAGTCGGCCGTGAACACACCATTCAACCCGATATAAGCCGCACTAAACGACACAGAACCATTCGCACTGATTGAGGCAGAGCCACCCGCATAACTAATCGACGTGGGTGTTAGAAGAATCAAACCGTTCTTACTCATGCGCCCACCAACCCATACACCGAAACAAGACCCGTAAAATTGCCCGCACCACAAATGAGTGAAAGACCATCGTACGATGTAGATAGCGAATGTGTCCCAGCATTATCGTAAATACGAGCGTTGTCGCTTGGGGTATCTGGTTCAGCACTCACGCTTCTAAAGGCTGTTGGCTGTGCCAGATACGGCCCAAAGAAATTACAGACAAGACCACTACGGAGGTTGCCTATGATGCTTCCAATTCGGAACTCGGATTGCGTCGAAAAACGCGCCCCATCTACTGTCACCCCGTCGGCTCTTAGTATTTGCCAAACATAATTTGTCGCAGATGCGTCACTACCAGATGAACGCAATCGCGCATTTAGTGCGTCATTAGTAGAACCCAAGTGTCTAATGCTGACCATGTAATTGTCGTAATCCGCTGAGAACACGCCGTTCAGACTGAGCGATAAGCAGGCCGTGAACTCAACCGACCCGTTCGCCCCGATACTCGCAGACGTACCCGTATACGTAATCGACGTAGGAGTAAGCAACACCATGCCACCCAACTCCTCGCCAGCACCAGCCGCCGACCAACCTAAGCCGAACGCACTAGCACCACCACGTGTCGCAACAAGAGGCATCAATAACTCCTAAGCAAACTTAGTTTGCGAACCAAACACCGTGAACGTAGCACTAGCAGTCTTAACAACCGTAAACACATACACATCCACCGAACTAGCATTACCAGCCGCAGGCGCAGTACCACCCTGCCACTTCGGTGTCACAGACGAACCATCAACCTGGAACGCAGACGGATAGTAAGCAGTCGCACCATTCGTCACAGCGAACGCAACCGTCACCGAATCACCAACAACCAGCAAACTATCTAGCGTCGTCGACCCGTCGCCACGCAGATTGAACGTCCAGTTAGCACTAGCGTCAGTTGTGTAATACCATGCGGATGTTGTCGCAACATCCACATTCACAGTACCTGTAGCCGCCGTAGCAGAAACCGTCCAACGCTCCTCAGGAGAAATCAGAACAGGTGCCGACTGGAACCGCAACTTGTAATCCAACGATGTGGTCACAGCAGAACTGTCGACACCAACCTTCGCCTGGAGAGCCTCAATCGCATCATTAGCGTCAGCATGCTGACCCGAATGCGACGGGCTATTAAGCGAATCCCCACTCGTGGGATTCGTCAACGTGTCAAGACTAGCGGGGAAACTCGTCGTC